GCGCAGCAGTTCGAGCGACTCCCACAGCTCCGGGTCGGCGGCCTTCGCCGCGTCGACGTCGGGAGCCTGAGTCGTGCCGGCGGGGGTTTCCGAATAGGTGACTCGCGTGAGTGCCGACACCTGCTGGAAGGACTGCTTGCCCGCGAGACGCTCCTTGATCGCGCTGAAATGGGTCTCTTTGAGCGCCTTGCCCTGCTTCTCCAGGTCGAGACCGCGGAGGTAGTTCAGCGCGTCGGTGTCGAGCTGCTCGTCGAGAGGCTCGACCGGGGCATCCGCATCACGAAGAGCGTCGAGCTCCGCGAGGAAATCCAGCGCAACGACCTCGAGGCGTGCAGCGAGCTCCTCGTCGAAGGGCACCCACTCATAGGTGATATCTCCCGGTTCGTACATGCCCGGCCCGACCTCGATGCGCTGCTCGCACGCGAACATCGACCGGCAGGCACCCGTCACGCGCATGACCCACGTCTGCTGCAGGTCGTAGCCCTTGGCCTTGTACGCGGGGCTGCCGACAAAGACTTCCTCGCCCGAGGTCTTCACCTCCGACGTCACCAGCGACCCGTCGAACGCAACGCCCACACCGTCGGGCGACGCGAGGAAGCGAGGGTTGTCGGCAGCGTGGAACACTCGGGACTCGGGAAGGATCGCGTAGCGCTCGCGGAGGTTGTCGGCGAGCATCTTCTCGCGCTCTCGCCCCCACGCGATGACACGGACCCGCGAGAGATCCCGGACATCAGGTATGAGGCCGAGCTTGCGCGCGAGGAGCGTGCGGCGGAACGACGGACCGAGGATGACCAGGTCGCGGACCTCGGTCGCCGTGAGCCCGCCGAGGCGCTCGGCCAGCCATGCCGGCCGATCTCCGTCCGAGGCGCCAGCGCGGGAGTACAGCTCGGCGAGCGCGGGGTGCTCGGTGATCATCGTCACGAGGGCACCTGCGCGTTCTCGTCGATGCGCGAGACCCACGCGAACCCGACGGACAGCATGTCCATCAGCTCGCCGCGCAGCTTCGACGGGTCAGCGTCGTACGTCAGCGCATGGGAGATCCGTCCGAGCTGCGCCGAGAGCACGAGCGCGAGCACCTCGTCGGTGGCTTCGCCGATCTCCTCGCCGAGGATGGCCAGCCAGCGAGGGTCCTCCGCGCCGATAGCCTCGATGGAGTTGTCGCCGTGCTTCTGGTGCGCGCGGACCCGACCGACGAGAGCCTCATCGGCGATGTCGAAGTGGTGCACCTCGTTGATCGCCGCGCTCATGCCTGTGCTCCCGTCTCCGGGTCGAGCCCGCGCGCAGTACGCGCGGCCTGCAGCCGACGAACAGAGCGGGGAACAAACTGGCCGAAGTAGCGGGTGCCGCGGAGACCGGGCACTACTCCGTTCAGGTCGGAGCGCTCCTCCAGCGGAGTCGCCACCTTGGCCGGCTTCACGGGGGCCTTGATGCCCGCGCGCTTGCGGGCCTTCCTCGCTGCGGTGGCCATCACTCGCCGCCCTCGGCGACACCGGAGAAGTCGAGCTGGTCGGCGCCGGTCCGGTCCGAATACTCGTCGTCGCGCTGATCCTCGACGGCCGCCTTGCGCTCCTCGTCGAAGATCGGCTCGATGTGCGTCGCCTTCAGCACCGCGTATCGGACACCCTTGCCCTTCTTCACGATGTCGTCGTCGAGGACGTACGTGACCACCGCGGTGATCTGCGTGCCCATCGGGAGGGCGAGGATCTGCTCCGCCTTGCCCTCCCCGTAGAAGCCGTTGTGCTCCTCCTTCGGGACCCCGTTCGCGAACGTGGTCGGTTTGATCTCGATCGGCTTCACGCCGCCGGTCTTCGTCGTGCTCATCTCTTCTTCTCCTTGGGTGTGGGCTGCCAACGGACAGCGGTCATGGCTTCGAGTTGCTGCTTGGACGGCTCCCCGTCGATCGGGGTGCCGAGGTAGCGGGCGCCCATCGACAGCAGCGCCAGGGCGTCCGCCGCGTTGTCGTCGGGGATGTGCAGGTCAGGGAACCGGGCGCGCATCGTCGACAGCACGTCGGCCTTCGTGCGGCCCTTCCCGTCGGTCCCGTACTTCGCGCGGGTGCTCGGGTGGACCTGCACCACAGGGCCGCGGCGGAGGAACTGGATCGCGAGGACGTGGAAGAGACCGCCTCGCTCGATGACCTCGCCGGCGTTGTGCTGGGGGATGATCGGCTTCTCGATGAGGGTCAGGCACGATGCCGGTGCGGCGAGGAGGGCCTTCCCTGCGATGTACGTGATGCGCCGCGAGTAGTCCTCGATGCTGTTGTCATCCGCGTCCGTGGGAAACCGCAGCAGCGTCACCTCCCCGTCCGGGTCGATGGTGGCGAACCCCGTCATCTTCAGCGACGAGTCGATGCCGACCGCCTGCATGCCGCTCACGGCTCCACCTCGAGAGTGGGAAGTTGCACCGGAGTGAACGACGGTGCAGGGTTGGGCCAGTACGGGTCGATGATGATCCACCGGATCGTCAGGATGATGATCACTATCAGGCTCACGGCGATCGCTGCACGCCATGTCGGCGGCAGACCGAGCCCGCGCATCAGAGGCCCGCCCGAATCTCGCCGGCGCGATCGTCGAGCCACCACACATCCGTGATGTGGCCCCCATCGTCGGTGTACGACTTCACAGCCTCGCCGAGCGCCTCGGCCTTTACCTCGCGCTCGGAGCGCAGCGGTCCGTCAGGAGCGGTGAGGGCGGCGGCGCTGGCTAGCCACGCCTCGCGCGTTTCGTCGGGGACGGTCGCCCACCTGTAGTTGATGCCCTCGAATACACGCCGTCCACGGGCCCAATTCATAGCGTCGAGGAACAGGGCCGCCGCGAGCATCTCGACGTTCACGACCGGTTTGCCCGCCTCTTGGATGATGCCCGCGGCGAGGATCGCGTCGACGATTGTCTCGCCGTGGTTCACGAGGTCGTCGCCGCGCCGAGTTTCGAGGTAGCCGTCGATCACGTCGGCGAGCGCCTCGCGGGTGGCGGCGAGCGTCACCTCCCGGCCACGGTCGAACGCTGTGCGCTCACGGCCGCAGTATTCCTCGATGTTGTCGAGGTGGTTGCCGTCATCGGGGTACGCGGCGATCGCCTCAGGGCTGTGCTCGTTCATCGGGTGCCCACGAACATGCACACCGCGAAGAACGCGTACGAGCTGATCAGGATGACGACCGCACGATTACGTGCCACACGCGGGCTCACCGGACGGGCGGTCACGAGCACTGCTCCAGCAGCACGTCAGCCTCAGCCGCGATCGCATCGAGCCGCTCCCCCGTCGCCGCCCACGACTCCTCCACGATCCCGCGAAGCCAGTCCAAACCCCACGACTTCAGCGAGTGCTTCATCGCCTCGACCTGCTCCGGGTAGAAGACAGCCAGCTCGGCGAGCAGCTCGGGCTGCGCATGCCGGATCGCACCCCACACGAGCAACTCGTCACCCGACGGACGCTCCGACCAGGTCTCGTTGTCGCCGAGCAGATAGAGCATCTGGCGTGCAACCTTCGCCGACACCACACGCGCCGGCCGATCGGGGTGCAGCGCCTTCAACTCGGCTGCGGCGAGGATCTCCGGTGTATCCATGGGGTTCTCTCTTTCAGGTGAGGCCCTCGGGCAGAGGGGCCGGTGAAGCGGGGCAGGTCAGGCGGTACGGCGGGACTTGATCTGGGTGACGATGGCCTTCTGGTGCTCGCACGGGACGCGGTCCGCCCACGCCTCCGCGCAGTCCTCACGGATCGACCAACGGCCGCCCGCCTTCGACTGGGTGCCGTGCAACTCCCCCGCCTCGAGCGCGCGGCGCACGGTCACCGGGTGCCGGCGGGTGGCGTAAGCCACCTCGTTGACGTTGAGCCGTGGGGTGATCACGCGACCGCCTCGGTCTCTACCCGGAACAGCGCGTCCAACGAGGCCATCGGGAACGCGACCTTGAGTCGCGCGATGAACGCATTCGACGGCGCTGTGCGACCGCTCGTGACCCGGAACAGCGTCGCCGTGTCGACGCCGATCAGCCGGGCGAACTCCGCCTCGGTCTTGATCCCGTGCACGCGACGCAGCTCGTTGAGCTTGTCCACGTTCAGGACGAGCGTGGCACTTGTTTGGGGGGATGCTCCATGCATGCAGACATAGTAGGCACAGGACTATGCATGCGCGCAAGACTTATCCATGCGGGAATTATGACGCGGATCGCGAAACTCAGTTGATTACTGGTTCCTCGCTCGCAAAGTCATTGCATGCGTGCATGGTTGTCAGATAAAGTTTTGCATTGTGACTTACGAATCATGGGCACGGTACGTGCGAGCCATCTCCAGCAATCAGAGCGAGATCGCGGCGAAGGCATCCACAGCGCAATCCACCGTCAGCCGGTGGCTCAGCGGCGACTCCCGCCCCGACGCGAGAACGGTCATCGCCCTGGCGCGCGCGTACAGCATGAGCCCAGTCGCAGCCCTCGTCGCCGCCGGCTACCTCGAGAGCGGAGAGATCACCGACTCCGGAGTCCGGCCGCGCGCACTCTCCCTGCACGAGTTCACCGATCACGAGCTCGCCGTGGAGATGCTGCGCCGTGTTGACAGTGGCACCGCGTCCTCTGAACTCACCGACCCCCTCGACAGCCACC